TTGGGCCGTTTAGTCGATAACGTTTATGTCTACGACGGTTTCTTTCTTCAGGGAGTATGCGCATTCTATCATTACGTTTACCATAGCGCCAAATCCGTTCTGAAACTGTGCATCTTCTTCGCGAAGATTTACTATTCCATCCTCAGCAAATGCGTTTCGGTCAACCAAAGTGGTCCCAAACGGGAACCGGGGAAATTCAGGATCGCCATAATTGGCGGCACTTTCGGCGATGAGCTTGCACGCACGCGAAGCCTTAGCGCGATCTTCCAAGTTGTTCTTGTGAAAGTCTTCCAGGGAGTCGCAATCCCGCCAATCTTCTTCACACCCCGATGCCGCTTCTTCGTTCGGCTTTCCTGCCGTGGCTGCAAGATCGCCTTGCGCGCCGTCGGGGCTTGGCCTGTCTTCGCCGCTAGAAATCCAAGCCGCCACAATCAGAATCAGCATGCCGAAAACCAGCGCACGCATTGACGCACCTTTCCTGACTGAACTGCTGAGGCCAAGGTGCCATGCGCTTCGGCAAAAAGCAACGCGCGCCGTGTGCGTCGGGTTGACGGCCCGGCACCGAAGCGCCGGGCCCAAGCCCGGTACGGCCTAAGCCGCAGTGCGGGAACTGGCGAAAAACCGCCACGCTAGAAACAGCATGCCATGAGCCGTTCCGAAGTGCAATCGAAACCGCCCTCAGGGATGGATGCTGTCAATCGCTTCGTCGGACAGGCGACCGCGCGGGACTACCTTTTTCTTTCCTGCATCATAGGCCATCCCGACGTTGATGATATCGCCATCGCGATCCCAACCGTGCTGCAGCGGCATGTCACCCCAGAACGTGCGAATCGGCCCCACGCTGCGTGCGCGGTTACGCTCGTAGGCCGCGCGATCCGCGAAGAAAATCTTGATACCAACGATGATCGTGACGATCCCAAAGAAGGTGGCCACTCCGAGGGTCACGCCTTCCACCAAGCTTTCCAAACTTCCCATGGTTCTGCACCATTCTCCCGCATGCCGCCCTAGCTCTTGCTTTGCTCCTGCTGCCGGCGCACCTCGGCAAGCCAGGCTTCGTCCATCGCCTCGATAAGCGACAGCCAGCGATCAAAGTCCGCGAAAATGCGCTGCCGGGCCGCGTAGCGGTCCAGCGTCTCAAAGGGTATCGGGCCGGGGCCGCCCATGCCTTGCGCACGATAGCGCGACAGCCGCTGGAAATCCTGCCAGACATTGGCAAGGTGCTCGGGAATGGATGGCGCCTCGTCCAGGATCGGGCGCCACCGCCCCGTGCGCTCGTAGTGGGCAGCAGCGCCACGCCATGTCTCGCCGTTGCGCCGCCACCACACAACGGCCGTGGTTAGTTTCCCGCGTCTTCCTGGTTGCGGGTTTCGGCTTCCTGGCTGCCAATCCGGGCTTGCCGCACGATCGCATTCGACAGCGAGCGAAACTGCGGGTCGCGGAAAATCTGACTGCCAAGCTTTGTATCGTACTTGATCGGCTGATCGTTGTCGTCTTCAAGCCCGGCGACATCCATGAGGATGTGCTGCGCCAAGAGGCTGGCATGGTGGCGGTCTTGCTTGTCGCGGCTGGCCTGCGCCATGTCGGTGCGCATCGTCGCCAGCGCGTCGGTGTAATGGCGGTACGCCAGCCCGCGCACCTTGACGGAGACACCGGGAAATTCAGGCAGCTCGCGCCACTGCCCGTCGGATTCATAGTTCACGTCCACTTGGACTTCATGGAGCTTCATGGCTGTATCCTTTTTGCTCGGTAGGTGGCGGACGAGCCCCGAGCAAAGCCCGCCCGCCGATCGGCGCCGATGTCTTGAGGCTCGGTCGGCTTCACGCGGCGATTACGCCGCGAACTTGTGGACACCGATTGTGTAGTCGAGCCCGTAGCGAGTGCTGCGGAAGCCGGTCCAGTCAAAGGTGATTTGACTGTCCTGGTCGATGCCGGTGCCCTTCGGGATTTGGTCGCCGTTCGGCTTGATTGCCGGGAAGTCGAACAGGTACGCATTGTTCGAGCGATCGCGCGTCACCAGCGCAAGATCGAACGTGCCAAACGACAGCAGCGGCAGCGCGCCGGCCTCGAAATACGCGGTTGCCGACCCGCTGACATTCAGACGGCCTTGACCAATGCCGGACGGGCCGTAAACACCAGCGTCGCTAATCGCCTGCTGATTGCGCAGGGATTGCGTCGGGTTCGCGGACAGGGACTGGAAGGTGACGCCTTGAATTGGGCTGTCGCGGTTGATGATGAACTCGCCAACGCCGTCCACCGTCGTCATCTTTTCATTGGCCGGCGCGTCGATTGGGCGCGACAGTAGCGCGAACTCGTAATTCGAGATGTCTGGGTCCACCAGCGCTTGACGTCGCGTGTCCTCGGCTTGGACACCTTGGCCCGCAATCTGGAAAGTCATGATGGATTGCGGATTGAAGGTCATCTGCACACCGGAAGGCTTGAAGCCGGTGATACGGATTTCGGTGCCGTTGTTGACGTCCAAGTATTGCTTGAACTGCGTGAAGGACTGCGCGCACACGCCGTTACGGATGTAGGCACTGCCTTGCACGGAACGCCCGGCCGCAGCGGCTTCGTCAACCAGCGTGTCACCAACCACGGTCATGGTTTGCGGCGTGACGTTCGTGTCGATTGCCGTGATTTGGAAGTATCCGTTATTGGCATCGTCGTCAAAGCCGGACATGCGCACCCAGTCGCCGACCGCCAGCGAGTTGCCGCTCACACCAGCCGTCGAAAAGTCGACACCATTAGCCGGGTCGGCGGTGAACTGATTGCCGGTCGCCACGGCCGCGATTTCGCCCGTCACTGCCGCCGGCGGCGTGGCAAAGCCGTCTTCATTTCGGATCGTCGCTTGCAGCAGCTTTTCAAACGCAGGCACGCCGTAGGTCAGCTCACCGCTGTAGCCGCCGGACGCCGTGACGCCCGTCAGGATGACATCGGGAACTTGCGCGTCGGCGCGGACCTCGTTGCTGACCTGGGTGCTGATGGACTGCCCGGCCGGCTCCTGCGTATAGGGCGCCTCCTCGACCTCCAGCGGCGGGGTCAGGCTTTCGTCGCCATCGCCGCTTTCATCGGTCAGAGTGGCGTCGACAGTCACCGTGTGCGTGGTCGTGGTCGTATCAACGGCCGTGACGCGGAAAATTCCATTGTTGCCCGCGCTCGTGAAGCCATCGACCTCGATCACATCATCGACCTGGATGCTGGCAAAGCTCGGGCCCGAGCCGCTGGTGTCGGATTCAAACGTGCTGGACGTGGCCACGGCATCAAACGTGCCCGTCAAGGGGGTGGACGTTGGCGTAACGCCGAACTGCGCTTCCTCGACGATGGCCAATCGGATGCGGTTTGTTTCACTGAAGCCGCTTTGGCAAACCATGTTGTCCTCCGGGGATTAGACACAAAAAAAGCCGCCAAAAGGCGGCCGGGCGGGGAGATTTAAGAGTGGGGACTAGGCGTTACTTTGTGTCGTACTCAAACCGTGCCGACACCGTACTGTGCAAATAGCCGCGCCCGTCATGACCATGACGGTCGGCGCCGACATCGGACATCCGAACACCACACGGCAGCGTGCGGCCCTCGAAGGCGCGCACGGCCATTTCCTCCAAGGCTGCCAAGGGGCCGGTGCCTTGGCGCACATCGGTGTAAATCTCGATCAGCACGCTGCCGGAGCGGCGGTATTGACGGCCGCCCACGGCGATTTGCCTGCCTTGACTAGGGCGGACCATGAAGCGCGCGAAGTAGGGCGCGTCGCCAATGCTCTCAGGCGTATCGTCGTAAATCACTGGCGTGGCGCCGGCCCACGTAGCCTCGAAGGCATCGCGGATTTCGCGGTCAACGCGCTCGTATGTGACGTTCATCGGCGGGCCGCCCGGACATCGGCGTTTTGACGCTCAAGCAGCTCCGGCACATCATTGATCGTCCGCCTGACCATGTGATCGCCCGCCATGCGCGACGTGCCGTTCTCTAGATAGCTTATGTATTCCGCGCCATTGTTGACGTAGATGGTTTCGCCAAGGCTATATTGCGCCATGACGTCGGCGGCATTGGGCTGGTTCGCGCCCTCAACGCCGTAATCATCGGCAACGCGCGATGTATGCCAGCTATTCCGGGCATTGCCCGTGTCGACGCGGGTGCGGGCGCGCAACAGGCCCTCGACTTCAATCACCGTGCCAACAATCGCGCTTTCCGTGTCCGCCTTGAGTTGCATGATGTCGTCATCAAGGCCTTGGATGATGACTGTCATAGTTAGCCTCGCGTGACGGGGCCCTGGTAGATGATTGGCGTGCCGTCGGGTGCCAAATCGTCCATCCCGACAATGCTGTAAGATGGGGCGGACGTCCGCCATTGCGCCGCGCCGACTTGGAGCCGGTCGCCGGGCTTGGGCCCGAATGTCAGCCCACTTGCGGCGATGATGATGTCCTTGGCGACCCCGATTTGCGTACTGCCGTCACGCAGCGCCGTGTCGTATCGCTGCAAGGTCGAGCGAGACAGGGGCAGCAAGACAGCGTGGCTTGTCGCGATTTCGACCGGGCTGCCGATGATGGTCATTTCCCACGTGCTATCCGCGCTCATCGGCGACAGGGTGCCGTCGATTTCAAGGCTCAGCGGCGACACGCCACGAACCTGAAAAGGTCCGCGATTGGCGAACGCGCTAATGAATGCGACCTCGACTTGATCGCCAGGCCGCGCGACTTGTGTCAGATCGCCGCTTGTGACGGCAAAGGTCGCGCCGGAAGCCGACAGATCGCCATACGTCGCCGGCCCAATGGTCGTCGTCGGCGCCGTGGTGCGCTCGCGCCGAATGGCGCACGGCTGCCCATTCTGCCGAATAAGCCGCAAGGCCGTGTCGATTTGGCGCTCAAACGACGTCATGTGTCCCTCGACACGGTGATGCTTGACCCGGACGTCGTGATTGATTGCGCCACATCGGGGCCCGCAGACCGGCTTGTGTCCGTAACGGTCAGTGGCGCATTCGGGTCCAATCCGCTCAGGCGCCAAAGGTCACGCAGCATATCCCGGTCCTCTTCAGTGAATGCCGGCGCCACCGAGCCCGAAACGAAAGAAAGCCAGTAGTCGGTGATGTTGGCCTCAATGTCTTGCCGATCCGCACGCGCTGAAGGCCACACAACAAGCTCCTGAAAACGCACTTTCATGAAATCGGATGTGCCAAGCATGCTTGCTAGATAACTGCGACCTTGGCTCGACGTGTCTATTGCGCGGTCGATCACACTATCTTTTGCGACAATGGCGCTATTTATGTAGAGTTCTATCGCACTAACAGTGCTGTCTGATTGAACAAACGTCAAAACCGACGGTGTGCCTACTGGCAAGGTAGTATCCCAATACACAATCCCGCCGTAAACAGAAAGGTTCATTTCGTCCATAATTTTGTAGTCTTCGCCGTCGTCAGTGCTGCCGTCCGCCATGTCCATTATCATGTAGTTATTGGACGTCACGCTCGGCTTTTGAACAACAGCACAAATGGTGCGATCGGTTGTGCCCGATATGACCGGTGCGTTTGTGCTCATGAAATCGTCGTTGCCGTCAAAGTATATTGCGGGCGCGCCGCTTATCTCCAGAATCTGCCCGTTACTGGCGATGGCCGGGCGCAAGTCGCCAGTGCCCTGCGTGAAATGATTGCCGCCTACTTGGTCGTACCATATCTCGACCAAGGCCGACTGGCCGCCGACGTGATCGAGAATGGCTTGCGTGTCAAGATAGCCGCCCGCGTCAAAGCCAATATCCA